TGATGTTTGGGCAACCGGTTCAGTTATTGAATCAAGAGGAAGCTCTGAAGTAACATTTGATATTTCTGCAGCAGGTGAAACTCAATTAGTTTTTACTCCTGCTAATGCAGCTACCAATCTTTTTACAACTGGAAGCATGATAGCTTTTATTTGTTATGAAACAGGAACATGGACTATTGCTTCTAAGATGGGTGGAGCAGCAGATGCTACTACAGGTGCTTTTGCATTCGCAGCATAATATATGGAAATATTTGATAAAGTATTAAAAGCCTATGATGAGGAAGCTAGAAATCTAAAAGAAACATTAGGAAATGGTTCTGCAGAAGACTATCCTCATTATAGGCAATTAGTTGGGTCTATTGCAAGTATAGAATGGGCCAAACAAACACTCAAAGATGTATTAAAACAAACAATGGAGGATGATTAATGCAACAAGTCGCTTTAGGAAAAGCAATGAAAAATAGTTCGTGGATATCTGATGATAATAAAATAGACCCAGATATATTACCACAACTACCAGGATATCACGTTTTGATAAGACCTATTAGTATTAAGGAAAAAACAAAAGGTGGTATATTATTACCAGATGCAGTAAAAGATGATATATCATATTTAACTACAGTTGGTAGAGTTTTAAAACTTGGAGACTTAGCTTATAAAGATGTAGATAAGTTTCCAAATGGTCAATGGTGTAATGTAGATGATTATGTTTGTTATGGTAAACATGCCGGACAGAAGTTATTTTATAAAGGCATTAAGCTATTATTATTATTTGATGACCAAGTAATTATGACAGTAGATGAGCCTACACATTTAGACCCTACATTTAATTTAACAAAAATGTAAATAATACTTGCATTTTATTGTAAAATGTGGTATAATAATAATAAGAGGTACGTAATACGTTTGTTTCGTACACAACGGAGGATAACATGGAAGATAATTGGAGTGAGGTAGATACCTCTCAAAAAAAAGAAGAACCAAAAGTAGAATTTGAAGTAGAAGAAAAAGAACCGGAAAAAGTTGAGGCAAAGCCTGAACCAACACCAGAACCTAAAAAAGAAGAGCCACAAAAAGAAGAACCAAAAGAATTAGATGGCATTCAAACAAAAGGTGCTGAAAAAAGAATTAGACAGTTAATACGTCAAAGAAAAGAAAGAGACGAGCAGATAGCTCAACTTATTCAACAAAATGAACAATTAAAAAATTCATACAGCACAAAAGAAACAGAGTTTCATAAAGTAAGTAAATTAAACTTAGATGCAACTGAAAAACAATTAAAAGATAAATTAGATTTAGCAAGAAGTGCATATGCTGATGCTTTTGAAGCACAAGATAAAGAGAAGTTATTAAAAGCACAAGAAGCATTAAATGAAGCACAAACTGATTTAAAAAATGTTGCAGTAACAAAAAGTAAATTTACTGAACAGCCAGAGAAAAAAGAACAGGTTCAACAACAACCAAAACAACAACCTGTTCAACCAGACCCAAGAGCTGTCGATTGGCAAGCTAACAATGAATGGTTTGGTCAAGATAATATTATGACTGCTTCAGCTTTAGCGATAGATGCTGAATTAAAAAATGAAGGATACAGTCCTAATGATGAAGATTTTTATGATGAAATAGATAAAAGGATTCGTGCAGCTTTTCCAAATAAATTTACACAAAAGGAAGAGCCAGCACCAACAGAACGAAATGATGGTTCGTCATCACCATCTCAAGTAGTTGCAGGAGGGTCACGTTCCTCTCCTAACCCAAAGAAAGTTAAACTATCTCAAGAAGATGTAAGATTAGCTGGCAAATGGGGAATACCACTTGAACAGTATGCTGCCGAAAAGATGAAGGTAACGAAATCTGAAGGTGACTATACAACAATTAATATGCAACGTGGAGGTAAATAATGACACGAGTAAACACACGTAGTTCTCAAACAAGGGATACTAACGAAAGAGCACAAACAGAGTATGTATTTGAAGAACCTAGTCAAACCCAAATTCCAAAGGGTGTTGAGGAAAAGTTCAAAAATTCAGGCATGACCTTAGGGTGGCTTCGTATTGATTTAAAAGATAAAGAAGATTATCAAAATATCGGTAAGAAACAACAACAAGGCTGGGAGTTTGTAACTCCAGAGGAGGTACCAGAAATGGGAGCAACTTCTGTCGTGAGGAAGGAAGGTCGCTATTCAGGAGTAGTCTGTCGTGGAGACTTAGCACTAGGTAAAATACCTACGTTTAAACTGGAGGCGAAAAAAGCACATTACTTAAACAAGTCAAAGGAAATGATGAATGCTGTTAATTATCAATTAATGGGAGACAAAAGTAATCCTTTACCTGTAAGTAATACAAGTAAGAGTTCTGTTACGAAGGGAAGAACACCTAAGTTTCAGGATTAATTTTTAACCCTTTTTTTCTTAGGAGAATTATTATGGCTACAAGTCTTAATCCATTTGGTTTTCTCCCTGCTCGAAAAAGAGATGGTCAGCCAAACACTGAAGGTTATGGACAGATAGTACAACCTGTTTCAAATTCAGCTATTGGTATCGTATCACTTCTTCCAAACGACATTTATGCTGGAGATTTGATTGTTATTGATACTGCTGGAACTATTACACCTTTGGCCTCAACTTCATTGAAGCCTTCTGGTGTTTTCCAAGGATGTCAATATGTAGAAAATGGAGAACCAAAATTTTCTAGATATTTTCCTGGTGGAACATGTGTTACTGATGTTAAACTTCATGTCATTACAGACCCTGCACAAACTTATTTTGTACAAGCAGATTCTACTTTATCAGACGGAGAGATTGGTATCGTAAACAGTTATACTGCAACTGTATCAGCAGCTGATGCTGGTAGCAGAATTACTGGTCAATCTAACTATAGATTAGTAGGAGCTCCAGTTGGAGTTGCTGTTGAAATAGGTGCACATGCAAGAGTTGTTGGTAGAAAAGACATTGATGGCGATTCTATTAACGGAAACGTAACTGACACTGACCAATATCCAATCGTTGAAGTATTCTTAAGTGGACACAGAAATAATTTTGTGAAAGCTCAAGTTTCAACATCTGTATAATAATTAGGAAAGGAAATATAATATGGCAATAAATAGAGCTAGTATTAGCAAAGAACTCCTTCCTGGATTGAATGCAGTCTTTGGAATGGAGTATGGAGAAGTTAATAACGAACATGAGCCTCTATATGATATAGAGAACTCAGACAGGTCTTTTGAAGAGGAAGTACTCTTCACAGGATTTGGTACTGCACCAACTAAACTAGAAGGTGCTGCTGTCACTTTTGACAATGCAAGTGAAAGTTATGTCGCAAGATATAACAATGAAACTATCGCTTTAGCTTTTGCTATTACTGAAGAAGCAATGGAGGACAACCTCTATGACACTTTTTCAAAGTTAAGAGCAAAAGGTTTAGCAAGAGCAATGGCAAATACAAAGCAACAGAAAGCTGCTACAGTTTTCAATAATGCTTTTACTGCTGGTGCTGATGCTATCGGTGATGGACAAGCATTTATTAGTACAGCTCACCCTGTAGTAGTAGGTGGTGGTCAGAGCAACTACGCAAACAATGGTACAAATGCTGACTTATCACAAACTGTACTTGAAACATCTTTAATACAGATTCAAAAAATTAAAGATGATAGAGGCATTTTGATAGGAGCAGGAGCAGTTTCACTGCATATACCTAATGATTTAATCTTCGTTGCTGATGTAATTTTAAACACCCCAGGTACAACTGGAAGTGCAGACAATGACATCAACAGTTTAAGAAACATGGGCATGGTGCCTAATGGTTTCTTTGTAAACAGAAGATTTAATGACCCAGATGCGTTTTTCATTAAAACTGACGTACCTAATGGTACTAAGATGTTCGTTAGAACACCTTTACAAACTAAAATGGAACCTGATTTCGATACCGGAAACATCAGATTTAAAGCAAGAGAAAGATATTCTTTTGGTGTATCTGATTGGAGAGGGTACTTCGGAAACCCAGGAGTCTAATACAAATTATGGGAAGGTATGAGTTACTCTGCCTTCCTATACTAATATCAAGGAAATAATATGACAACAAACATTACATCAAAATTTATACAAGGTACTGGTGTAGCAGTAACTACAGAAGGTGATACACGTATTTTAGCAATACATGCTTTCTCTACTGTTAATGGTACATTTGATATTGAAGACTCTAAAGGTAGCAAGATTAAGTTTCAAGTTCCTGCAAGTGGTCAAGCAGATATTTATATAGGAGAACTAGGTATTAGGTGTAGAGGTACAGTAAGTGTATCAGCTCCTGGTGCTAATGGTGGTGTAACTTTAATAGTAGGATAACACATGCCTTCATTTTCATTTTTAAAAACAGATTTAATTAATACTACTGAAAATGATTCTTCTGAATATGAAAGTCAAATACCTAATATTGTAGAAAGAGCAGAAAGTAGATTAATGAAAGAACTAGATGATTCTGGTTTAGATAATTATTCTACCTTTACTTTTACTGCAGGCAACCCAATAGTTTCTGTTCCTGATGGAACATTAGTTGTTCGTAATGTAAATTACAAAACAAGTGTCTCTTCAAATATTACAACATTATTACAGAGACCTTATGAATACGCAATAGATTATTTTCCACATGCAAGTGCATCAACAGGAGTACCTAGATACTATGCAAGGAAAAATAACACAGAGATTTATGTTGTACCTACACCAGCTTCAGCTTTAACTGGTGAAATACAAGTTACAAAAAGACCTTTAGCACTATCAAGTGCAACAGGCACAAGTGCTACTACATCAAACTATTTTAGCGAGTTTTGTTATAATGCTTTGTTTGATGCATGTATGGTAGAGTCTATGATATTTATGAAGAACTATTCTTTAGTCCCTACTATGGAACAAAAGTTTCAAGGTTCTATTAATTCTCTTAGAAACCAAGCTAGAAGAACTAGAAGAGATGATATGGAAACACCATCTAATCAATTAGGTGGACCAACACCAGTTATTAAGAATGCAGATTAATGGCTATTAATAGAAGTAATATAAATTTACAAGTAACAAGAGGCAATAAAATGAAACAATTAAAAGACATACCTGAAGGAAATAAAGGTAAAGGTTTATCTAAATTACCTACATCAGTAAGAAATAATATGGGATTTAAAAAACAAGGTGGTAAAGTTATGAAAAGAAAAGGTGGAGGTATGGCATATCAACTATATGGTGGTAGCACTAAAAACTTTTCTGATGGTAATAAATTTATACAATCTTTTTATGATAAAGGAGGAAAGTAATGGGACAGTTTATAGGTAAAACAATTATAGAAGGTGGGCAAGGTAGAACCATCAAAAAGTATGATTTAAATAATATTGTAGGTAGACCAACTGGACAAGGTTATGGTAAAGCAAGAAGTGGGCCACAAACTAAAGGACCAATCGAAGCTGTATCAGATGTAGAGTATCCACAAGGTGAATCATTTACTACTAATACTAAAGATGTAAAAATCTTAAAAGGTTAATAGTGGCTATTAATAGAAAAGAAAAGCCTAAGAAAAAAGGCAAAGGCATGAAAGGCATGTCTATTAAGAGTGGCGACAAGAGACCAACTAAACAAGGAGCAGGTCTTACAGCAAAAGGTGTCGCAAAATATAGGAGGCAAAATCCAGGAAGCAAGCTTCAGACTGCAGTTACTGAAAAGAATCCAAAAGGTAAAAGAGCAGCAAGAAGAAAAAGTTTTTGTGCAAGGTCAGCAGGACAAATGAAAAAGTTCCCAAAGGCAGCCAAAGACCCTAATTCACGATTAAGACAAGCGAGAAAAAGATGGAGATGCTAAATTTCATATTTAATAAGTAATATACCACATTTCAAATGTTGGGTGAGAAAAGAGTTTACACACAATCACGAAATGTATCATGGTGAGTATTTACATGGACTAGCGATTGCAGTCAATACTTTACCAGACAGATGTTTAAGTTTCCAGGTAGTTTTTACTGGAGTTAATGAAGAAGAAAACGTAACCGGTGGTGCAATGTGGGCACGAATGCCAATCACAAGTTTGGTGGCAGATGAACCACTAGAAGAGATGCCAGAAAGAATGGACACTCATTTAGCACAACCTTGGGACTGTTCCTCTAGAGGTCATTCTATAGTAGTCATGGATAGAATAAGTTCTAGTCCTTGGTACTGTAAAATAGATGGTGAGTTTTATAAAGGTCGTTATATGTTTACTGTTGATTATACTGATAGTTATATAAGTGATGACCCAGCTCAACACAAACAAAGTCACGTACTGCAATTAATAGATGCAGACAAATGGACAGGTAATATCGTGGCATTACCTAATAATAGGGTACGAGTAACTAATCCTGCTTTATGGGTAACAGGTGAAGGTCCTCCGGATTTTATACCGAGTCAGTATATTTATTCAGCAGAAATACATGATAGTTACACAGATGCTCACACAACTTTTGATAACTTATATAAACAGGAGAAAAAACGTGGCAGGAAAAACAAGTAAATACAGAGCTAAAGGTGGCATGGTAAAACGTATGGGTGGTGGTAAAACATCTAAGTACAGAGCTAAAGGTGGCACAGTAAGTAAAATGGGTGGAGGTATGATAGGTTTTAAAAAGACCTCTAAATACAAAGCCAAAGGTGGTATTGTTAAAAAAATGGCTGGAGGCAAAACATCTAAGTATAAAGCTAAAGGTGGAGTAGTCAGTCGTATGGGTGGTGGTAAAACATCTAAGTACAGAGCTAAAGGTGGAAGAGTTAAATAATGGCTGCTAAAAAGAAAACTAAAAAGAGTGGTGCTAAACCCACTAACCCTTCTTTATATGCTAGAGTAAAATCTGAAGCTAAAAGAAAGTTTGATGTTTACCCAAGTGCATATGCTAATGCTTGGTTAGTTCGCACCTATAAGAAACGTGGTGGTGGATATAGGAGTTCGTAATGGCTAAACCTAAAGGTGGACTTACAGCATGGTTTGGCAAAGGACCTAAAGGTGATTGGGTAGATATAGGAGCACCTAAGAAAAAAGGTAAGTTTCAATCTTGTGGTAGGGCAACTACAAAAGGTAGTAAAAGAAAATATCCTAAATGTGTACCAAGAGCAACAGCTAGAAAAATGACTAAATCACAAATAACAAGTGCTGTTAAAAGAAAAAGAGCAAAGGCACAAGGAGTAGGTGGTAAACCTACAAATGTAAGAACATTTAAGAAAAAGAAAAAATCATGAAGATAACATCTGAGTTAATTAATACAGTTCATAATATATCTTGGTTTGATGGAATACTTTATATCATACTTGGTTTATGTGTTTATGCAGCATACAGATGGATAAAAAATAAAATATAATTCGTTTGACTCTATGAGTTGGAAGTAAGTATTAACTGAAGAAACGCACTAACTTTAATTAGGAGGTGTCGTATGGATAATCAAACATTATTTATATTTACAAAACAAAAGGAAGAATATAACATGGTAAAACAATTAAGAAAACTACCAAGTCAATTACGAAAGGCTTCTAAACTTCATAGAGGCCAAGCTAAAATAATTGAAAACTATGTGAGAAAAAATGAAAAAAAGAAAAGACCCAAAAGTAGGAACAGGAAAAAAGCCTAAAGGTTCTGGTCGTAGATTATATACAGACGAGAATCCAAAAGATACAGTTAGTATTAAATATGCAACTGTAGCAGATGCTAGAAAGACTATAGCAAAAGTAAAAAGAATTAAAAAACCATATGCTAGAAAAATACAGATATTAACTGTGTTAGAACAAAGAGCAAAGTTTGGTGGGAAGCCAGAGCAGTCAAGATTAGCAAAGGCAGCTAAGAAACAATTAAAACAAGCGAGAACAGTATAATGGCACAATCCGGCACATTTAATTTTAATTTAGATATTGATGAAGTAATACAAGAAGCAATGGAAATGATTGGTGGTGAAGAAACACTAGGTCATGAACCACAATCTGCTAGACGTTCTATTAACTTAATGTTAAATGATTGGCAAAATAGAGGTGTATTACTTTGGTCTACCTTTACAACTGCAGTAACTGTTGCAACGAGCACCACAACATATGCATTAGATAGCTCAGTTAATGATGCTTTATTTGTTACATACAAAGAAACATCTTCTGCAGTTGAAACTAAATTAGAAAGAATATCTTTTGAAGAGTATCATGTAATACCTAATAAAGACCAATCAGGTAGGCCAACACAATATGCTGTTAAAAAAGATATAGATAATCCTACTTTACATCTTTTTCCTGTACCAGATAATTCTACTGGTGTGTTAGGTGTAGAGGCAATTCGCCAAGTTCAAGATGCAAATAAATCATTTAATCAAAATGCAGATGCTCCAGTAAGATTTTTACCTTGTCTTACTGCAGGTCTTGCATACTACATGGGATTAAAAAGACCTAATATACCTGGTGAAAGATTAGGATTATTAAAACAAAATTATGAAGAATTATTAATGAGAGCTATGGAAGATAATAAAGATAGAGCAAGTCTTATGATAAAACCTAGATTGAGATATATTTAATGGCAACAAATAAAAGAGCATTAGCTGTATGTGATAGTTGCGGTATGAGATACCCACATAGGGTAATGAAAAAAAGTAGCTACAATACAATAAGATGCCCTGAGTGTTTTGATGCTAATTTTGATTTTAAAAATCATCCACAAAATAGAGTTCCAGATGTAAGAGATGACCCTACTATTAAAGACCCAAGACCTGATGATGGTGGTAGAAATGCAATATGGAATACAACAGCAATAACTTGGGATGATGATTCAACACAAGTTGCTAGAGATTGGGATACAATATGACAACATTAACTGGAAGATTAATAAATAATACATATAAGCAACTATTAAAGATAGGTGTTTCTACTAATACAGGTATTACAAGTTCATTAGTAACAATACAAGATGGTGATGGTAGTGCCACAGCTTTACAACTAGCTACAAATGCTGCAAAAGTAGATGGCACATTATTTGTAGGAAAAACTTTTGGAGTATCAGGTGATGCTTCAGTAGCAGGTGATTTAGCAATAGCAAATAAAGTTTGTGCTTCTTCTTATTTTGGTGATGGTTCTAATTTAACAGGTTTAACTTTTACTGGTGATGTATCTGTATCTAGTTTAATTGTTACTAATAATGTAACTGTAGGTGGTAATGTTACTGTTGGTGGTAACATTATGGTATCTGGTGGTGAGATACAACTTAAAAATACAGGTACTCAATCT